GTTCTTACAGGGAACATACTCAGACGCACAGCGTGAGGAAGCGATTAGGATTATTACAAACTTAAGAAATCCTTTAGAACAACAAAGGGCTACAATAGAGCAACAGTTTACAGGGGCTGCTACTAGACAAGGAATTACTGGAGATCAAGCTAGTTTTGTTGTTCCAAGCAGGGCAAAAGGTGTTCGTCAAATAACAACACCATCGGAAACAGGCATCTCTAATGCAATAACACTTCCTTCTGGAAATAAAGCAAGGCCCATACAATAAAGGAACAAAAATGGCTGTTGAAAAGATTATAGATGGTCAAAGAGTTGAGTTTCAATCTGAGCCAACGGCAACGGACATTGAAGAATACCGCCGTTTAAGTCAAGGACAAAGAAGTCCTGCCCGTGTCGGTGTTCAGGGTCTTGGTGATTTTTTTCAATATCAGTATCAACAAGCAGCAGAGGGTTTAAAGGACATTGTTCGGTCTGCTTTTACTGTTGGGCCTAGTGCTCAGGAAATTATTGCATACAAAGCAAAAGGGCTTACAGACAAAGAAATTGCTTCCTCATACAAAACCGGGCAAGAGCAATTTGAAGCATTAACACCACCAGGAGTAGAGCAAAGGGTTGTTCCGAGGCGTGATGAGTATTTAACACGGTATCTCGGGGCAGGTACTCGAGGTGTTGCCGCAACTGGCGGTATTGGCGGTCCTGTATCGATGTTTGCAGCAGGCTCTGCTGGTGAGTTAGGCGGGGATATTGCTCAAGCAGTGGGTGCTCCTAGAGTTGCTGGGGAGTTTATAGGCGCTATGTCCCCGATGGCAACGGGCTTACTGGGTGCTAAAAAAGCTGTTGTTCAAGCGGCGGAAAGCAGCCCTACAATTGCAAACAAACTATCAGAACTACAGGTAAAACAAGGTGTAACAGCAATTGCTGAAGAAGTCCCAGACTTAGCAAGAAGGTTGCAAACTGTAGATGAATTAAAAGCAATAAATCCTAACTTTAAACCAACTCTTTCGCAAGTAACCGGGAGTGCGGCTGCTGAGTCTATGATGAAACAGCAGTTTGCTAGAGATCCTAAATTTGCTGGCATGATCGGACAGCAACAGCAAAAAACAGAAGAAGCAGTTAATAGAATTTTATTAAAGGCTCTACCTGTTGGTGATGGTTTTGTAGAAACAACAAAGACGGAACTTGCTAAAGCGTTGAAACCAGTCTTGCAAAACAAAGCCCAGTATGAAGATACGCTTATTAATTTAGGGTTGGCTATAAAAAACCAAACCGGCAGTGAGCAGGCTATTGGCACTCAGTTAAAAGAGCGTTTTAAAGAGAACTTAAAGTCAGCAACTGAAAAGAAAAACAATCTTTACTCATTTGCATCAAATTATGCTTCTGATAAAGGATTAACAATTACCAACTCAGACTCACGCAGGATTTACAACACTATTTTAGACAGTGGACAAGACCCTGCTCAGTTGTTAAATTCGTTAAGCCCTAAAGAACAAAAAATACTGCAAAAGTTATATCCAGAAGGGCCAGCAATTGATGTAGCCAGTTTTAGGGCTGTAGACGCTAATGATGTAGATGGAATGATTAAATCATTAAATCAACGTATTTTTATGCTAAAAGGCGCTGCTGATCCTACTTCTTTAACGGAGGCTTTGCGTCTTTCCGAAGTTAGAGGTACTTTGTCAGAGGCACTAAAATCCATACCTGATAAAAACTATCAAAACTTATTAAACATTGCTGATGGTTTTTATAAAACTGAATTTAAGCCTACCTTTCGCCAAGGCATGGGATATCGCCTGTCTAAGTACGGTCAAGAAGGTTTTGACGTAGCTAACAGCGAAGTTGTTCGTGAGTTTTTAAAGAAGCCTGAAAACTTTGACGATTTTGCTAAGATTTATGGTAATGTCTACGGCGAGAAAAAAGATGCCTTTGATTTGTTTGAGCAAGGTGTGTTTACGGTTTTGTTTAGAGACTCAAAACAGATACCGTCATCAGCGGATGTCACAAACTTCTTAAATAAATATGACGATGGTCTTAAGAAATTTCCATCAATTAGAGACAAATTAGTAAACACAGAGTCTCTATTAGGCGAAGTTGAAAAGCAGGGACAGATTATCGCTAAACAACAAGATGACACATTAGCATCTGTGTTGGGTAAGAACAAAGATAAATATGTTTCTGTCGATGAGCGTGGTATTGTTTCTTTAAATACACCAGAGTTAACTGATTCAGTAAGAAAAGCATTTGTTGGGGCTGCTGGTGATAAAAAATCTGCCGTAGACCGTAATGAATTTCTTTCTTTGCGAAAGATAGCATTATCTGATAAAGACGCTACTGAGTCTTTTAGAAATAATATAATGAGGATTGTAGCGGATCAGCCTAACCCAGTTCAGTTCTTAAAAGATAATAGAGACTTAGTATTGCCTTTGTATCGGGGCAATTCAAAGGACTTTAAATTAGCAGAGGATATTTTATCTGGTGTTGAGATGGCTGCTCTAACTCCTATGAGAAACATACCAGCAACCACAGCAGTCCCTGAAATAGGGGCAAAAACAGGTATTGGCTTATCTTCTATAATCAGCAAGTTAACAAATCCTATTTTAAGTGGAAGCACGGCAACTGCTCAGATTTTTAGCAAGGTCTTAGCAAAGCAAATTGAATTGTCTAAAGACAAAGCTACTAAGCAAATTTTAGCAAATCCAACATCTTTTAGGGAATCTTTAGAAAAAGCAGCACTGATAAAAGATGATCCAAAGGGAATTGCAAAAGAATTAGTAGGCGCTATTGATTTTTCTCCTGTAGCAAACTTCTTTGCTAAAGCAGGAGCAAGGTCTGGTATTGTTGCAATACAGCCAAATGGGAATGCTGTGGTCAATATAGGCGGTCAAAACTATGAGATGTCAGTAGACGATATAACAAAAGAAAACATAGACTATATTAAACAGCAGCAAGGCCAGTAACATGAGCGAACCAGTCACTCAAGTTGCCAAGGCTGCTGTCGCTGGCATCAAAGAGGCTTTGGCTGTTGGCAAGGAACTGGAGTCAGTCACTAAGGACATCCAAGAACTTGGCAAGTCTGAGGTGCAGGCCAGAGCCGCCTTCCGAAAGAAACAGTTAAATAGGCCAAGAGATACCTCTGTCTTTTCTGCCGTTGAAGAATGGCGTGGAGTCTATGAGATTAAGAAGATAGAAGAAGAACTAAAAAGAGACATCATCGAGAAACACGGTCATGCTGCTTGGTCTGAGATAGAAGCCATAAAAGAGCGCATCCTAAAAGATAATAAAAACCTAACTGATGAGTACGGCAGAGACCTAAAGAAACTGGCTGAACTGAAGCTGTATTGCTTCTTAGCTGCTTTGGTGCTAGTCAGCTTTGCCTATGTAGTCGGTTATAAACCCTAAGGAACCCTATGCTATCGCTTATATCCTCCGCTATCGGCTTCTTTGCCTCTGGACTGCCACAGGTCTTAAACTTCTTCCAAGACAAGGCAGATAAGGCTCAGGAACTTAAACTAGCCCAGATGCAGACTGAGCGTGAACTGGCACTGGCAGAGAGAGGCTTTTTAGCCCAGCAGCGGGTCGAGGAGATCAGGACAGACCAGATTGCCCTCCAGACCGATGCAGAGCGCCAGGGAGCCGCTTTAGAGCACGACAAGGCCATTATGAGCAATGCCTCTAAGTGGGTTGTTAACCTAAATGGCATCGTAAGGCCAGCAGTGACCTTTATCTTTGTGCTTGAGTTGGTCTTAATCAATATTGGTTTAACCTACTTCCTGCTACAGGGCGGGTTAGGCAGTATGTCTGTAGAGCAGTTTATCGCAGCTACGGATGTTATCTTCTCTGAAGATGAGATGGCTCTGCTGTCAGGAATCATTGCTTTCTGGTTTGGTTCTCGTCAGTGGGGTAAGAAGTGAATGTATCAAAAGAGTGTATAGAGGGCATCAAAAAGGATGAAGGAGTTAGATTTCGTCCCTACCGCTGCCCTGCTTTACTGTGGACTGTTGGTGTTGGTCATGTTATTGACCCTAATCATATAAAGGTGAAACTAGATGAACGTAAAGGACTTGCAATCCCTGATGGGTGGGATCGAACTCTCACAATGGACGAAGTCAATGGAATCTTGGCAGCAGACTTGGCTATCTTTGAACGAGGCGTGCTTAGACTATGCCCTCAAGGACTTACCCAAGGCCGCTTTGACGCATTGGTCAGCTTTAGCTTCAATGTTGGACTCGGCAATCTACAAAGGTCAACAATCCGCATGAAGCATAACCGTGGCGACTTTGCTGGCGCTGCGGAGGCTTTTATGGCATGGACAAAGGCTGGTGGTAGGGAACTCCCCGGCCTTGTCAAACGCCGTAAGCACGAAAGAGAGATGTACGAGAAAGAATAAAAAAAGAGCCTCCGAAGAGGCCCGTTAAGTACTACACCCTAGACTACCAAAAAAGCATTATCCTCAAGATGAACAGGTCTATAACGATACAG